GTCATTACCTGCGGATTCAAAGTTTGTTGGTAATAAATCATTTTTCTTTTGATCTATCATTTGACTCTGTTGAGTGCCTATAAGTTTAGCTCGTTTATCTTTACGATCTTCTATAAAATTTTCTTTGTTTCTTTCAGCTTCACCTTTAGCTTGAGTTAACTGTATATTAAAGTCAAATTCAATTTGCATTAATTGTCTTTTAATTTCAGCCTCTCTTTCCATTCTTTGTATTTCGAACTGTGATTTACCTTGTTCGATCGATAAGGTAGTCTGTGCTAAAGCCTCTTGCTTTTGTACCTCTGCCATTGCCGTTCTTTCAGCTGTCTCAGCTTGAGCAGCAGCTTGGGCTTTTATGTTAGATTGTTGAGCTTCTTGATCTTGTTGTTGTTTTTGTTTTCTTCTTTGTTTCAACAATTGATTAGCAAGTTTTAAGTTGTTAACTTGCCTAATGTCTATAGCATCTTCTAAAAATATTTGACCACCTTGTAAAGCTACTTGAATATTTTGTTCTAGTTGAGCTTTTTCTTCTTCGTCAGGTACTAAATCCAAAAATATACCAAAGTCGTATAGATGCAGGTTATATATATCCTCGAGCGTTCCTACGTTATAAGAACTTATGCTTGACTTTAAAGCATCTTTAGTTAAATCAAACTCTAAGCAATCTCCCACTCTAAGAGCTATGTTCTCGCAAGTTCTAAGAGTTAAGTACAAACTAGCTTGAACAATATGTCTAGTTGCTGTATTTGAATTAGCAATAGCTAACTTTTGTAGCCCAACTAAAGAGTCACTAGAAGGAGTACTTCCATCTCTAGCTTCGTTAAGACCGGTTACATCTCTTATCATTTGTAAATAATACTGATAAGTTTGTATAAGACCTTGTATCTTATTCATGCCACTAGAAGTAGAAAGTTCTTGTATAGGAACTTTACCAGGGTTTTGGCCACCATCTTGAGTCATTGACCTACCTATAATACTACCAGTTTGAAAGTACATGTTTAATGCTTCTTGTGGATTGTAGCTTGTTCCGCTACCTAAATCTATTTCTGCTAAACCGTCCGCATCTAGATATATACCGTCAGGTACTATTCTAGACATTACCTGCTGCAACTTTAAATGAGTTAATTGAATCATGTCAGCAAAACCAGTTATTCTACTAACTAAAGATTCTATTCTACCTTTATACATTTTAGGAGCACATATGTTATAATTCATATTTACTTTAACCAAGTTAGACTCAGGTCTTGTCATATTCCTAGCTAACTCCCATTGTAAAAGATTTTCATGTCCTAGTATTTTAGCTCCAGAGTATAACACTTCAATTGACCTAGAAACTCTATCAAAGTTGTCATTAGGTTGTGGATTAAATGTATCTGGTTTTTCAAGTGCTTTTTCTAAACCGCTAGATGTTTCTTTAATCTTAAACACTTGTTCACTATAAGTCTTATATTCAAAATATAAAACATACACGCTATTATTATCGTCTCTACCGTTCCAGTCAAATATATAATTACTGTTTCCAGGATATTTTTGTATCTTTTCTAACTCTTCAGAAGTTAAATTTGGAAATTCTTGTTTAAGATCTGATAAACTAATTCTTTTAACCTCACCAACATACCATATATCTTCAAAGTTAGGATCTTCAGTGTATGAATAAACTAATCTAGACGGATCAACGTAGTCTACAGTTATGCCTTCAGCTTTGTTAAAGCTTGTTTTAGTACAACCTATACCTAGTATAACTAAATCTTCATTAATTCTTCTTCTGGTTAACTCGTATCTATTTCTATCTAAAGTGTTGTTAATTAACTCTTCTTCAGCTATTTCAACAGATTGCTTGTAATCAAGCTGCATATGAAGTTCTAGCTCCTCTTTGTTTTGAGGTAAGTCTTCAGGATTGTCTGTAGAGTACAGGTTTAAACCTAAAGCTCCTTGTATATTATCTAAATATTCTTTCGTCTCTATATCTCTTAATATTCTATTAGCATACTCAGTTCTTGATTTTATAGATTCAGGATCTTGTGCATAAGCTTTTATTTCATAAAGCTTTTCAGACATGCCATTAACAACAATATCTACAAACTTAGGTATTACAGGAACTGGCTTCCAGTCTAGATTTAAATAAGATAAATCACCATTTATAGCTAATTCGTCTTTATACTTCTGAACAGCTTGCTCACCTCTTGCATAAAGCCTTAAGTTTCTAAAATTATTAAAGTTAGTAGAGTATCTATTACCTAAACCAGTTCTAGTACCACTAAACCACTCACCTTCTATAGCTTTGCCAACTTGCATGCCATAGTCATAGCTTGATTTTACTTCATCAGGAACAACTTGGTCTGGGAAAATACTATTACTATCAGTTACAACCATTTATTTAATTATTTGTGAAAAATTTCCTTTGTTATTATATCTTTTAATACCTAGGTTAATACTTTTTAAAGATCTATCAGCCACTGGTTTGTATAAATTTTTATTACAAGCCATAATAGCTAAACCTGAGCTTATTGAAGCATCGTGCTTTGTTCTATTGTTAATATTGAACTTAGCCCAATCTTCTAATGTCTTTTGATGATACATGTCTCCATAATCATCTTGTTTTAACCCTACATATGTTTCTATATAAGATTCAATAGCAGCAGCATGTGCTTGCTTAATATCTTCGCTTGAATTAGGTATTCCACCTATTTCTTTTTCAGTTGTAGATAGTTTGTTCCATATTTTATCAGGTCGATTCATAGAGAAGCCTCTATAACCTCTTCGTTTTAGATAATATAAAAACCTAGGTTTGTTATTTTCAGCTAGTATAGGCATTCCGTAAAATACACAAGCCATTAACACATCTTCAAAGAATATTTCAGCGGTCTGTGGTCTTGATATATATTCTAAAAAAAAATGATTAGCCGGAACTTCTTCCATACTAAACTTTGTTAATCCATGTAAAGCACCGTTAGATCCTTTACCATCTACTGTACCTGATATATCGTAACTATCTAAACCAAAAGCGCCAATATGTTCATTACCAGGTGATTTAACCCCATTATTAAGTATCACTCGGTTTTGTAGATTTTTAGATGGAATCCAACTTACATTAAATCTACCATTATTATTAGGTACAAAAACAACCGACGTGTCTTTAATTCCGTCCTGCCATTGAAAGCTACCAGTTGTAACTGCTGTTGAATTATTTAATTCTGCGTTATAATCTATTTGCTCGTATATTTTAGTTAGATTAAATAAACTATCTTTAGTTTCATCTCTGAACGCGTGAGCTTCAGTTCTTGGAAACTGTCTGTAATATTCATTTAATCCGTCGGAATCTTGCTTTAGTCCATCGACTTCGTTTTCCCAGTGTTCAATAACTCCGATTGTAATTGACTCACCATCAACTCCTTTGACTGGACTCTTTTGTCTAGTGAAGACAGGAAGTCCAAAAGTATCCATGAATCCCTCGTAGTTCCATTCCATAGGGATGAAAAGAGAGTAGAGGCCAGAAGATGTTTGTCCGTTTCTATTTCTTTTAGTAACGTCTGAATTGTTGTAAAGTTTTTTGAAATTGTCTCCACCTTTATCTAAAGCATTTGAAGTTGAGCCCATCATACATTTACCTACGATTTTAGACCCTAGTCTTAATGTAGTTTTTGTAACTCTCCAGTTATTTAATATGTTATCAGGTCTCTCCCATTTACCACTCTCATCATGAGCTAGTATTTTTAGCTTTTCACCATCATAAGAGTTGTCACCTGTATTTTTCCAGTCAATAGTTGTATCAAGTCCTTCTAATTCTTTAAGTTGCTCATTAGACTCAAGTTTTCTTCTAGTAAGCTTTGATGCTGGTACTCTATAAGCCAATTCAGTTTTAGGTCTGTCCATACCGTCTTGTATTGGTTTAAAGAAGAAAGGGTAATTAACGGATATTGGGACAACTTTATCTGTAAACATTTTTTTGGCATCAGCTCCAGACTTGGATAATATACCGAATCTACAATCTGAAGAAATAGTTGCTTGATTAACAAGTTCCGCTGACGACATGAAAGAGAATCCAGATCGTCTGTTCTTAAGATAACACATTCCGTAACATCTTGTATCTGCTTTACATGCTTCCCAAAATATAAAGAAGAGTCTATTTGATTCTCTATAATCTGGTGCGCCAACGTCAATTTTTGACCATTGGAGGTACATATAATGAGTGCCAGTAATGTAGTTAGCCAAACCGTTATTGTAAAACCAATAACCATTTTCTCGCCTTTTGAATTCTTCGTCGATGTAATCATACCACTTTTCTTTAAATTCAGCTGGATATTCTTCCCAGTCAAATCTACTTTTAATTCTACTTAATTCTTTTGGGTAGTCTTGTCTTTCCCAGTATTGTTCCGCTTTTTTATCGCTTCGTTTAAACGGTTTATCTGTTGCTGGTAAAGCAATCCTGAGATCCTGTATTTCAATGATTTGTCCAATTTTTCCAGTTTTACTTATTACTATAAAATCATAATCAGAGTTATAACCATACTCCCATTTTTTAAATCTATTGTTTTTAGCTAATATCTTAGGATTTACAACGTCCTTAACCTCTTTCCAAAGTGTTTG